AACCATTGCAGCCAGACTTTAAAGTAAGTACAATGGAATACCAAGTTGAAAATGGGCAAAAATTTAGGTTGGGAGATACAGATGAATACTTTTGGAAGACCAAACAAGAAAATTGATGTTTACGATAAGATAGCATTTTTATTTTTTTCTTTATGGATAATAGTTTTACTACTTAGTATGGAATGATAGAGTTTCTTCTTATCTTTATGATAGATGATAAAATTGTAAATCAAACACAAAGATTTCAAAACATAGATCGTTGTTTGTATTTTGCAGAAAAATTAACTGATCAACCTAACATTCCAATGAAAGAAGGAAAAATAGGGAAAATTCTTGCATATTGTAAGCCTGTGAAAAAAAACTAGGCTCTCAGATCGCCACACAGAGGCGAAACAAAATGCTCGTGTGTGATTATACCCCAAAAAGGTGTAATGCTTTCTGTGTTTAAGAAATAAACCTTTATCCAACTTCTCCCCAATTATCACCTAATTCGGCATCTACCTCAAAGGGTATCTTTAAATCTGGTACACAATTGCACATAATGTCTTTAATTTTTTTAACTTCCTTCTCATCTTTAATATTAAAACAAAGTTCATCATGCACTGTAAGTGTTGGACACAATCCTTCTTCATAACAATCTATCATTGCTTTCTTTGTTTGGTCTGCACTAGACCCTTGAATTAATCTATTCAGTGCTTTGTATGTAAATGCTCTTCTAATTCTACCTTTAGAACCATATTCTTGAATTGCCTCCTTCATAGGTAATGCTTTATTGTATTGATAAGAAATTGGCTCATACATATTAAACCTACATTTACGGCCCAACCATGTTCTAATAACTCCAGTATCAGATGCTCTTCTTGTCGCTCTGTCTGAAACAGATTTTAAAAAAGGAACTCTCTCATTATATTTTTCTAAAAGAGAAGTTGCTTCATCTACAGACAAGTCAAGTATGTTAGCTAATTTAGCTTTGCCCATTCCATACATCAATCCAAGGTTTACTGTCTTCGCTTGTTTTCTAGGTATGCCTGCAATGTCTGCTACCATTTGATGAAAATCTGCATTACCTTCTTTATACATGGTTACTATGTCATCTATTTGTGGGTGTCTATCAATACCTGTCAAGGTAGCACAGTAATGAACTAACCATCTTGGTTCTTGTGAGGCATAATCAAAGGAACCCCATTTGTGGTGCTCCTCCGGGATAAACAAACCACGAATTAATTTTTTAATCTCAGGATCTCGTGCTGGGATCTGCTGCAAATTGGGGTTGCTTGAACTAAAACGACCTGTTACAGTACCACCACCATCAGAACGAAGAGGATGAAAATCACAATGTATACGACCTTTATGAGAATGCTCAAGAATAGTATCAACAAAAGTTGTGTTCGCTTTATTTATCTCTCTAATTTTTATAATTTTTTTCGCAATAGGATGGTGATGATTAGCAAGAAATTGTTTTGTAAACGCGGGAGACCCGGACTTTTCTGTGCGAGAGTAAGAAAGTCCCACAGCGTCAAAGACTTTTGCTACAGATGTGGCGACCCAAGGTTCCATCGCTACGCCAGTGTCCTTAGTTATTTCATCAAGTAAAGTTTTTTCTAATTTTGTTAAATCTTTTTTAACTTTTTGAGCTTTATCTAAATCTACACGAACACCTTTTGTTTTCATATCTAATAAAATAGGTGTAAGCTTTGTCTCTAAATTAAATATGCCAGTGCATTCTTCAGAAACAATTTTCTTTTCTAATTCGTTCCATAATCTTAAAGTTATTAAAGCGTCTTGTTCTGCATACGCACCAACATAACGAGGTGGCAATCTCCACATACCAGACTTTGGATCTACTCCAAATTCTTCTGCTGCACTTTTTAAAAGTTTTTCATCTTTGTATGTTTTTAAATGATCTCTAGCCAAAGAATTTAAATTATAATATCTTCTGTTTTCATCTAACAAAGGAGCAACAACCATGGTATCTCTTATTTTACCTTTAACTTCTACACCTTCTGCTCTAAGCCAACCTAAATCATATAAAGCATTATGAAAAACTACAGTTTTTGTTGTGTCCTTACAAATATCTCCAAGCCATTTCATTACAACCTTTCTTGGCATATTACCTACAGTATGTGCTATAGGAAAATACCAAGCACTATCACCTGCAGCTACGGCAATTCCAATAATATGTCCATCTTTTCTACACCACCCAGGCCCAAGCTTTGTAAGATTTTCATCTCTTGTCTCCAAGTCAATAGATATTGTATCGTATTGTGATAAGTCTGGTAATGTTTGAGGAGGAGTCCAATCTGAGTCAGCATTTCCCCAAGAAATGTCTTTTATATCTTGCTCTAATAAATGGTACTGATCATTTTTCATTTTTTTCCTTTTCTACAAATTCGCCACCAAGACCAGTATATCCCCCAATGTCAATCCAACTATCTGTCTTTTTTGGAGAAAAAATTAATCTGGCTATTTTTAAAAGAATTAAACACAAAACAACTTGAGGAACTGTAACTTTAATACTAAAAACCACAGACCATAAGTCAGCAATTCTTTTATGGTTTTCATACGCTGGGCCATAATCTTCTGCTCTGTCTACATTAATAAGTTTTATTGCTTCTTTTAAAATATCTTCTCTGTTCATGTTTTCCCCTATAATTCAAACCTATATTGTGCAGTAGATTCAATAAGATGCAAGGACTTTTTAGCACGAGTCATTCCTACATAGAATACTCGGTACTCTGAATCTTGATCCCAACTGTCTGCACATGCTTTTGTTGAGTCTAAAAGAAGAGCCACATTATCAGCTTCTCCACCTTTAGCTTTATGAATTGTAGAAACACGAACCCTAGGAGCAGCCGTCAGAATCTTCTCCCCCCTTCTCCTCACCGAAGTTATGTAAGCCACTTCCTGCTCCGATACTTTCAAAACATTCTGCCAAGGTGTTTCCGATGTCGCTTGTAAGTTGCATTTGTTTATAATGTCTTGAAGAGTATAGGTTTGTTCTAACTCTAAAGTAGCCATGATCTTTCTGCCTGATTTTGTTATAATGTTTGGATCTATTAATTTTGAAAAAGTTTTTAATTGTTCTGAAGTCAAAGTCTCTTTCTTGCATAGTTTAAGCCATACCTCTATTGCATTTAAAACATTTGGGGAAATGGACCAACCAATGCCCTCTCTCCAAAAAAGATGACCATCCTCTTTTAATTTGAGACATACCTTGCTTACAATATAATTTGTTCTCGCTAGTATTAACCATTCGCCACTTGATAAGTCTACATCTAGTATATCCCTATACCATGTAATAAAACCTTTTTGTTTTAAGGGTTGCCATTTTTTATTTTCTCTGGTTCTAACTTTCTTTATGAGAGAATCTGCCATATCATGCACAACTTCTGGAACACGATAGGATTTTTTTAAAATCATCTTATCTTTACTTGCATTTAAAAACTGACCTACATCTACACCCATCCAAGAATATATTGCTTGATCATCATCACCCGCATAATAAACTTCTTTAGAGTTAGGAACTAAAACTTTTTTAACCATACTCCATTGTAATGGTGCTAAGTCTTGTGCTTCATCTACAATTAACAAATCAAACTCTGGACTTGTACCTTCTGCTATAAATTTTTCTATCATATCAACAAAATCATACTTACCCTTTACTCTCTTATAATCAGAATAAGCCTTGTCTAAAACCTTTAATTGTTGCCAATGTAAATCGTAATCCCATCCTTTAACATATTGTTCTTCTGTTGTTATTTGTTTTACCCTAGCCATTTGAATGATAGCCATGTATTTATCACCACCTGCACCAACACTAAATAAAGGCCCTTCTTCTATGTTTAATGTTTGAGAAGTTCTAAAATCTAAACCAACAAGTCTACCAAGTTCGTTATAGTCAGACCCCCTAAATACACTTTGTGTAGTTAAGCCTAGCCACTGAAATGCAAGTGAATGTAAAGTTCTAAAATAAACCATATCTTTTGTATCTAAACCCAACTCCACAGAAGCACGATCCCTTGCCTCTGTCGCTGCCTTTTTACTAAAAGAAAAGAAACCAATTCTTTTAGGGTCTACCCCTTCAGATATTCTATTCTTAACTATATCTATAAGTTTTGTTGTTTTACCTGTTCCTGGCGGCCCAAATATAGTTGTCTCACTCATGTTTCCATCTCTAACTTTCCGTGACATGCTTTACAAACACATATACATTTTTCTATTTCTTTATTTAATGTATCTAAATTTCTATCTTCACTAATTATGACTGCAACTGCTTTATATTTTGTACTAGGATCTACATGATGCCACTGCAAATGTATAGCCTCTTTGTCATACCCACACATTTCACAACCCCTAGACAATTTTATTTTGTCATTATATTCCCTTAAAATTCTACTTTTTTTTGCCCATCTACCAACCATTAAAAAGGTATCTCTTCTTCCTTTATATCAACAGATTTTATCTCTACCTCTGACCCAAACTCTGGTATCCACCAAACTCTTACTGTCTTCCATTTACCTTGAGAGTTCTGAAATTTTTTTACTATAGAACTATCCCCTTTATTTATCTCTTTTATTCTCTCTTGTACTTGTGCTCTTGTATAACTATCAAATTTTCTACTTCTCAAAAAATCTATTAGAGATTCTAAACGAAAATAAGTTTTACCTTCTTCAACATCTGTATATGGTTTACCTAATACAACCTCTTCAAAACTTTGTGCTTGAACTCTACCTGTGCAATACAACTCAAGCAAAGACATAAACTGCCCTTTGTAAGTTAATTCCTCTGGAACATTTATTTCGTTACAATTTTCTAATAATGTGTTGACTTGCTCTTCCCACAAAGAGTCTTTTAATTTTGGTGGCATAAAGTTTAATTGCTCCATACATGCCCTTTGAAATAATCTTGGAGTCTGTAATTCTTCTGTTGTTAATTCTAATCGTCTGCCATCTATATCTAAAAACCAAAGTCTTGGCTCTGATAATATTACTGAAAGTCCACTAATCGTAGGCATAGATGTTGTTCCTATACCATGTTTTAATCCTCTACATATACCTTGATTACAATGTGAAGGCATAGGTTCTTCCTTACAAAGATACTGATATTCTTTTTTCTCTAATGTAGATTGTATTGTAACAATCTCTGACGCTGGTAAAGGGGGATTAAAATGTTTTACATTTAATTCTTCTAATTTTGCTTTCCAATTATTAGGTGCAGACTTTTGTAAAAACACACCCAATTGAAATGCCGTTTTATTCCTTTGACCCTCGTGCACTCCT